GAAACAACTACAGCACCAGCAGAAACAACAGCTACAGAGCCAAGCGCAGAAGTACCATCTGCGAACGAAATTTTAAAATAAAAAAGAGGTGATTTCATGACCTCATTAAAAAAAGGTGACTATTTTTTAGACATCAGCAGTTTCCAGCCAGCAGACGCCCGCGGGGTCTGCTCTGCTTCTGGAACTAACAAGACAATAATCAAACTCACTGAGTCGACCAGTTACTACAACACCAGCGCGCCTAGTCAAGTTGCAACTAGTGACTGCATTGGATTTTATCATTTTGCTCGTTTCGGCGGTTCTGCAGCACAAGCACAAGCAGAAGCAAACTTCTTCTTGAGTACACTAGCTAAGACAGACGTTAAGTATCTAGTCTGCGATTACGAGGACTCAGCAAGTGGAGATAAGCAGGCAAACACTAATGCTGTACTAGCGTTTATGGACGTGATAGCGAATGCGGGCTATAAGCCTGTATACTACTCATATAGACCGTTTACGCTGGAGAATATTTATCATGACCAGATAAACGACAAGTACCCCAACAGCACTTGGATAGCAGCTTATCCAAGCTATGCAGTTACACCCGCTCCTGTTTGGTCAATCTTCCCAAGTATTGACGGGGCTAGATGGTGGCAATTCACTTCCACTGGTATTGCTGGTGGATTAGACAAAAATGTAGTGTTATTAGATGACGATAATGACTCAGTAGAAGATATTTTGAAAGGACTTGAAAACGACATGGATTATACAATTAGAGAAAAAACAGGCGAATACCCTTACATGGTTTTAACGCATGGTTCTGCTGTAGCAGTAGGACATATTGACACTATTTCTGCGTTTCAGAGTGCAGGGGCTAAAGACCTCAATCTCGACACAGATGATTATCAACGCTTAATTGCAGTAATTAACAAAGGAAAATAATGCTTAAAAAAACACTAACAATTTTAGGTTTATCAGCTGGTCTATTAATTGTATCAGCACGCGCAAGTGCACATACATCAAGGCTAACGTTAGGCCAAGCAAACGAACTTTACACGCGTTTAGCTGTAGAGGGTCGTGGAGTAGACACTGACCAAGTTTATGGCATGCAATGTGTGGATATTGATACAGACCTGACTAATAATTATGTAGGCGTGCCAATTAGTGGAAATGCTATCGACTTATTAGACAGCGCACGCGCTGCAGGCTATGAGATTGTGCCAGCAAGCAAAGCGCCCCGAGCGGGAGATTTGTTTGTTATGGATACTAGCGCACTTTATGGCCATGATTTGGGCCATACGGGCTATATTTATAGAGTAAATCCTGACGGAAGCTTTGAGACCGTGGAGCAAAATGTAGGTGATGATAGCAATCTATATACTGGCACAGTAGCTAAGTTTATGCACCGTACGCGCGATTATATGCTAGGTTATATACGATTAGCATATCGCAAGTAGACCGCGAAAAACTAAAAAAATAGAAAAGAGGAAATCTCCTTACACGATTAGCAATCGCTAAATGCTAGCGGTCAAAGAATACACAAAACCCTACAGGCTTAATGTTTGTAGGGTTTTTATTTTTCAAAAAAATTATTGAATACTAAAATAATTGATTGAAATGTTTCATCTCTTTCAAAACTTGTTCAGTCTTTAATTTTTGAACAGTATCATTATTACCAAAAGCGTGCAAATCATCAAGTGAATAATAATAGTCAATGATTGGAGCAGTATTGATAGCTTCTAACCATTTACCACGAACAACAAATAAATAATCTTTAACTAATCCTTCACTAATATCTGCTTCAAGTTCTTCAATCAGATTACTATAGTCATAACTAAATGTATAATTTCCATCATCTATCCATTTTTGGATAGCCATAATATTTTTGAGAGAAATTTTTTCAAAATCTACTTCATTTTTTCTAAATTTTGAAATAGTTGCTCTAGACATACCAGTTTCTGACTCGAGTGTATAAGCAGGAATGGCCTTGTTAGACAAGACCATCTCAACTTGTGTTGTATTAATAATCATTTTGTTACCTCGTTCAATGTTTTTATTTAGCGACCCATACTTTTGAAAATTCTTTATCTTTAAATAAAGCAGCAAGACCGCTAATCTGTTTCAATCTCAATAATTCATCTGCATCCATTCCAATATTTTTCATGATCCAAGAGTCTGACATACCAGAATTAACTAAATCAGAAACAATGTTTGTCATTAATTCAATGTCGTGGCTCCCTCTTGCTCGGTTATGGCGGATAGTTGAGGCCATTCGGTCGCTTATAGGTTTGTCTATCACTGATACTGGTAAACAACCTTCTTCACGCACCCAAATATCTTTTTTACTTTCTTCCCATGGTCTCCAATAGTTTTGAAACATGCTAGTACATGTATGTACTTTAAACGGGACACATATATGATATACATTCAAATATTTTGCATATTTTTGTTCCATCTTCTGAACATATTTTGTAGTCATGTCATACTGCGCCTCATAATCTAAGTGCATGAGTGTGATTTTTCGTTTGATATTATTATCTTTCAGATATTTCAAAGCGAGATTTAACATTACTCCACTATCCTTACCGCCAGAAAAAGAGATATACACGTGGTCAAATTCATTGAAAATTAATTTTATTCGCTTCATTGCTAAATCATAGACTGTTTCCAAAACATTCACCTTCTTTTATCTTATTAACAATCAATTCTTTTAAATCCATCTTTTTTTGAACATTTTCTTGGATCATATTATAGATCCCTAAGTCAGAACTGAAATAAGTATATTCAATATCTTGTTCTTGCCCTAGTCGTCTAATACGACTTTTAGCTTGGTCTATCTTTCCATAGTCAAATGTTAGACTAGCAAAAGCAACCCTGTGACAAAATTGTAAATTTAACCCAAAAGCGCCTGTTCCAATTGTCATTAATAGTGGCTTATCACCTGTCTTAAATTTTTCAATGATTAGAGCTCGGTTTTCGAGGTTTTGAGAACCCGTAATTGTGTAACAGTCTATTTCATTTTGGATATGCTTAACCTCGCTTAAAAGTGTACAAAACACGATTATTTGTCCTTTTAGATGACTAGCAATTTTTTTATGCCGTTCCTTATCATCAAAACAAGTTACGGCCAGATTTTGAAACTGTTCTATACAGCTTTCTCCAATGGCTAAAGAGTTAAGGAGTTTTTGTTTAGCTACTTCATACCGCTCACAATTTTCACCACTTGAAGAAATTTCAATATAACGATTACTTATTTTTTTGTCAAACTTAAAATCACATTTAAATATATAAGGTTCAATTAAACGGTGCAAATAGTCAATGTTTACTTTTGAAAGTTTATAAAATTCTCTTGGATTTTGTCCTCTTTTTTTGAATTTGATTTTTTTAAAAAAGACATTCAAAAACTGGTGACGATCCATATCGATAATTTTAGGACTTAAAAAGTACATTTGATTGTAAATATCCCATTCATTCTTTGTAATTGGAGTTCCATTCAAAATTAAACGATAATTACTGAACTTGGCAATTTCTAGTAAACGCCTATATCGTTTGCTGTTTTCATTCTTAATAAAAATACTTTCATCAGCCACGATAAAGACTTCTTGACCTTTTACAAGGTCGAGAACTTCTAAATAAGTCTTATCACTAGAAGCGATTGTTTCATAACCTAAAACACAATATTTTCTATCAATCCCCCACTTTTCAATTTCAATTTTTAAGTCATTTTTAGTAGAACAAGGACAGAAGAACAAAACTAAGTCGCTGTTCGTATCCTTAATAAGTTCTAAAGCAACTCTGGTTTTTCCTGTTCCCTGTTCCATAAAAAGCGCCCCAACTCGTAGCTTTTGAAATTTTTTAAACGCTTCTTTTTGTTGAATTGTTAATTTCATTTTATTTTCTCAATTCGGGTTTTATTTCTACAGGAGCATTTACTTTTTCAGGTTCAGATACTTCTAAATAACTTTCATCATTTTTAGATAATTCGTTGTTTACAACTTCAAATGCTTCTTCTATATCTTCCGTTGATAAGATATGTTTTGCAATTATTTGATGGTTCTTACCTTGTTTGAACACCTTAAATTCAAATTCATCTGTATAACTAAAACTCATGAAGTATCCCTTGCCACCAATAGTGCGAACAAGCTTTGCAGGGTGCCAGAACATATATCCTGTATACCCTGACCTATTCGGCATTTTAATTAAGACTGCTTTTGCAGTCTCAGTGATGATATTTTGTGCATTGAATTTAATTGATTTCCACATTAGATTACATCTTTCTTTGTTTTATAATTTTTGTAATAACATTTGATATCATGATCTAAACTTGTAGCATTAATAAATCTGTATTTGCTAAGGTCTAACTTATTTACTTTTTCAAGAATTACATCAAGTTTATTTTCTATAATCCAAACAAAATTCATTTTACTAGCTTTGATATTGATGATTAATTTACCATCTTGTAAGTTATGATATTGATTATCAGCTGAATGATTTGAAAGTCTAACTTCATATTTATCATAATCTTTATAAGCACTATCTTTCATGCTCGACAAATTCCAATCTTCAAGATTTTCAAATGTTTGTTCAAGTTCTTCCATTGCTTGTGCATATTCTCGACGTTGCTTATCACTTCTATTAAAACTGCGTTTACGATATGAATTATATCTTCTTGTTCCAAATGCCATTTTTAATACCTCTTTCCTTATTTCTATATATATTATAACGTATATTTAGATATACGTCAAGCCTTTTTTGAAACTTTTTTAAAAAAATAGATATTTTTAGTATCCTTGATTGAAATGTTAGTAGTTCTTCTCATTATTAGTATTCTTTTACTATTATTTGTTCCTAATTTAACTAAGCAAAAAGATAAGGTAAAAGATACTGGCGGTTCTGCCGTGGTTAAAGTTGTAGAAAGTCAGGCTGAGCTTTATGAGCTTAATAAAACCGATTCTGCTACTCTTTCTAAATTAGTAGCTAGTGGTGATATTACACAAGAACAGGCAAATTCATACAAGGATTACTATGCAAAACACCCAAGTAAAACACGGCATGTCGCGAATTAA